CTATGCCATTCGTTATGTATCCAGAAAGTTGTGCGGAAGAGAACTTTTTATCTAAATTTCCTCTTATACCAAAATTACTTGTATGTATAGCACCCACTTGGAAACGACCATAAATACCTTTTATTTCGTTAAGATCTATGGTTAAACCGGGGGCTATTTGTGCATGTCCTTTTGGCTTTTGTTTTAATATGTATACTAAATCAACGTTACTTTCACTTTCGACTCCAAAATCTTTATTCACCAAAACATTATATAAACCCGGTTTAAATTGACCTATTCGAAGTTCTCTAAAAGTAGAACGCGTTTGTGCAATTGGTTGCGCAGCACCTACTATTTGGGAAGTTGAGTTGGATCTATGAACCTGTATATTTGAATTTTTAAGGAATTGTCTTGGATCCATGCTTATTGTATGCTGAGATTTTCTTCTATATTTATCCATGCTCTGGATCATCTTCATCTTTTATATCTACACCGAATAAGAAGTCTTCATGTATACGTTCCTTTGATTCATCCTTATACTGTATTGGTTCAGTTATACGTCTAACCTCTATATCTCTACTACTGAAAGGACCGATATAAAAGTCCGAATTAAATCTTGGGCGTCCAAGATTGTTTGCATTGCAGTATCTATTGAAACGCTCCTTGAAAATTTTCATTGGACATTTTACTGTCTTATGGCTTCCTAATATGACTACGTCTGATTCTAAGTAGTGTTCGAGTGGGTTAGTTATAGTTGCAATTTGTTTTCTGATATCAATGAAGTATTTTGGGATAATGTTCCATATATCTTCGCCTCTATATTTTTGTGCATATTCTAAATACCCGCGTAAACATTTTTGTAAAATAGATGGTAATTCTTTTTCGAGTTTAATGTCTAACATGGGATCGGTATCCTTTTCCTTGATTTGTTTTTTAAAGTTCCAGGTCATCAAACGTCTAATGATACTTCCAGAATTATCTCTCCATGTAGGTACTTCGTTTCCTCCTAATATACCTGGTATACTCCATTTCATACTTTTAGGTTTTTCGCCTTTAATTGCAATGGAAACGTCTTCACCTGAAACGATTGATTGAAATTCAGCCTGTTCGAGTTGTAAATCTCCCTTGATTTCTGGTGCAATAAACATTAAACCATCATAGATTCCCATTAATCCGAATTTCTTTTCGATGTTATTCGATAATGTTCTAACGTCTTGACCTTCATAAAATTTACTAAATACATTAGTAATAAGTGTTGATTTACCAGATCTTGCGATACCTTTTAAAAATGGTATAATTTGCCACTTGTCTAAACCTTCTTCGTTTAGGTCGAAACATAATCTCCCGCCCATAACATACATCCATTTACACACGTCTTCTTCGAATTCCTGTGCGTTGAGAACTTTATCGAAGTATGGTGTCGGTATATCCCACCAGTCTTCGAAGTTACTATAATCTACGTAATCTAAATCGAAATATTTGCAACTTACTTCTCGTGGATCGAGCTTAATAGCTTCAGGTGAATCGTACGGATAGAACGCGGGTATCCATTTACTTGTTATTCCGCACCAATGTTTTCCATTTAACAGACCGTTATTAAAAGACCAAAGATGTCTGTTTTTTCTTATTTCTGGAAATTGTGAATCTACACAATTCTCAAGTAGTTTTATTAATTGACCTATCATAGTCGTACCTTGTGTAGTCATGCTGCACCATAATTCCCATCGCGATTCTTTTGGAAAAGCTTTCCATACGTGTTCCTGTATAGTTTCAATTTGTTTCCATGCACGTGTATCGTAACTACCTAAAGGTGTTTTGATTTGTGTACATACGTAACCCTTATACTTCCTTATGTTGTTTTCAAATAGTTCTTTTAAAAATGTAATAAGAACTGTTTGAAACGGTGATCTTTCACTTAAATCTGGCATAGAAAACCTGAAAATACTTGGATCCGTGCTCACAGATAGATCTTCTGTAGTGGGTGGGTTATTTACTCTATCATATATACGTGCGTATCTAAAACAGAATTGCCACGTGTCTTCAATTTGACTTAAAATCCTGTTTAATCGAGTTGAGTATGTCACGTCATGATCGTTATCTTCGAAACTGAGTATATTCAATGTTTGACATCTATTGTGTGCAGCACATAAATGTGCTACATGAGTTTTAAAATATGTGTTCATAACACCAATATTCCAGTTGGATTCTGATTGTTTAGCAATTTCTCTCGAGTTTTTATCAAAAAAGTGTAAATACGCAAGTTGGAGGGGTATTGGTATATTTTCTTGTGGTTCATGTTCTCCATGTACATTCCATAAATATTCCTGCTTGCGTATATAATCACCAATATCATCAATATTGAGATTATTGATAACTTGGTTATACTGTATTACCTTACTTTCCGTGATATTATAGTCTTCACTGATTATAAAAATATCGTTGGAATTGGTATTCATATCTTATAAATCTTACTTGTTATTTTTCTAAGTCTATTTTATTTTTGGAGCTGAGCTAACATTTTAATCATGATCTTGTTTTGCATCTCGAGTTGTCTTGATATATTTACCAGGGCAGAACATATTGTTTCACCTTCCTCTGTTGTGAGCACTGATGTTAATAGACCTCCCATATCGATAAGGGGTTCTTCGTAATCATCTTCATCGTCTGACATGTTAATACTTCCTACATCTTCCAAATCAATACCTTCGTTATCAAATAAAGAACTTGCATTTTCTACATCTTCGGATGAAATTTCAGATTCGATATATTCAGAATCGTTTTCTGTATTTTTTTCCAAAATAGGTTCTTCAATTTCAGGTGTTTTGGTTTCGGTGTGAGTAGACATTTATATACACCAGGAAAAATCAAACTGTGTTTTTTCGCATTCATCTTCTGAAAAAAAAATCTCAGCATATAGTACAACAAACAAACAAAATGGCCGGTGGTCTCATGCAACTCGTCGCCTATGGCGCCCAAGATGTCTACTTGACTGGTAACCCAAAAGTCACTTTCTTCCAGGCGGTTTACAAACGCCACACCAACTTTGCGATGGAAAACATCGAACAAACCGTCAACGGTACCCCAGGTAACTCTGGTCGCGTTTCGGTTACTGTCGCCAGAAACGGTGATTTGATCGCTGACATGTACATTGAAATGAAGGCGCCAGCGTCTGCCAAGCTCGGCACGCACGATGCGTGGATGGCGGAGCGTGCTATCAAGGACGTTGAATTGTCCATCGGTGGCCAAAGAATCGACAAGCACTACCAAAAGTGGTGGAGATTGTACTCTGAATTGTACTTGACTGCTGAAGGTAAGCTCAACTACGGTAAGATGACTTCCTCTGTCTCGACTGATGGTGCCCTTTACTTGCCACTCATCTTCTTCTTCAACCGCAACCCAGGATTGGCGTTGCCATTGATTGCCTTGCAATACCACGAAGTGAGATTGGACATTGACTTGGCCTCCGACTTTACGGACTTCGTTGATTCGTCCAAGACTTTCAAGGTCTGGGGCAACTACGTCTACCTTGACACCGAAGAGCGCAGACGATTCGCGCAAAAGGGTCACGAATACCTCATCGAGCAAGTGCAACACACTGGCTCCGATTCGATCACTGTTGGCTCCCAAAAGCAAATCAGATTGTCGTACAACCACCCAGTCAAGGAATTGGTCTGGTGTACTGATGTCGACAGCTCCAACTTGTGGAACTTTACTTCGGGTGCCCCATTGGCCTTGACGTCCAACATTGTTGGTCTCGCCGCTGTCTCTAACGTCGCTGTTGCGCCAAACGCGCTCGGTGCGCCAATCGCTCTCGCCGATGAGAATACCAAATTCTCTGAAGACACTGCCGGTCCACTCGACACGTTCAAGTTGGTCCTCAACGGCCAAGACAGATTCAAGGAACAAGGCGGTAAGTACTTTAACGCTGTCCAACCATACAACCACCACTCTGGTTCCCCATTGCCAGGTATCTACTCGTACTCTTTTGCCCTCAAGCCAGAAGAGCATCAACCAACTGGTACTTGCAACTTCTCCAGAATCGACAACGCGCAAGTTGCGATCA